GTTTATCTCAAAGAAAGTGTATAGATGATGATAACTTTGATAAACCTGCTTGGTCTCAATACCAAGCTTATCAGTTAGGTATTCAGAAAGCTTTCTCTAAACTATATAATCTTATTCCTGACCAAGGAGAAATTAAATGAGTGAAGAACAAGTAACACAACAACAATCTGTTGAGTCAAATACCCAAGAGACTCAGCAACAAGATACCCAAGCTAAACCTTTCGAGATTCCGACAGAAGCTCAAGACTTGGTAGGTGAAGGTAAGAAGTATTCTAATGCAGAAGAAGCGTTAAGATCTGTACCTCATGCTCAACAGCATATCAAAACCCTAGAGGAAGAGATGGCTCAGTTGAAAGAGGAACTATCTAAACGTAAAACTACACAAGAACTTCTAGATGAAATAAAGTCTGGAGTCAAACCTGTAGAGAACACCACTCAAGAGGGTAGACTGAACCAAGATAGCATTATGGAGTTAGTTAATAATACTCTTAAGCAAAATGAACAGAAGAAACAAGCTCAAGCAAATGCTTCTCAAGTAGCTTCTAAGTTTAGCGAGAGGTATGGATCCAATGCTGAGGCTGTTTATAATGGTCTTGCTAAAGATTTAAATCTTACTCCACAAAAACTAAATGAACTCGCTGCAACATCTCCTAACTTAGTGTTAAAGTTAGCTGATCTAGAACCTAGTGTACAAACTAATGTACCTAAAACTTCTGGATCTGTTAATACTGAAGCACTAGCAGTTAACAAACCTAGGGCAGAAGTATCTGCTAAAGTTCCTAAGGGAGCTTCTACTAAGGATTTGGTAAATGCTTGGAAAGCTGCAGGCGAGAAAGTTAAACAATCTTAATTTAAGGAGGGCTTATAATGGCTCAAACAACAGTAAATACAAATGCGTTTATCGAATCGCAACAGTATTCTCAGTTTATCCTTGAAAACTTACACGACTATCTACTACCAGAAGGTATGTGGAGAGATGTAACAGACTTCGGTTCAGGCACAACTCTTAACATTAAAACAGTAGGTTCTGTAACTATTCAAGATGCAGCAGAGGATACTCCTTTAACATTCTCACCAATCGATACAGGTACTATTACACTTGCTATTACTGACTATGTTGGTGATGCTTGGAAAGTAACTGACGAATTACGTGAAGACGGATCTCAAATCGACACATTAATGGCGATGAGAGCTATGGAATCTACACGTGCTCTTGGTGAAAACCACGAAACTAAGTTCTTAAGCGTTGCTAACGCAGCTCAAAGTGCAGCAGGTCTTAACTTAGTAAACGGCAGACCACACAGATGGGTAGGTTCTGCAGCTGCTAATGCACGTACACTTACATTAAATGACTTTATTTCTATGAAATTAGCATTTGATAAAGCTAACGTACCTGCAGGTGGACGTATCGCTATCGTTGATCCAGTTGTGGAAGCTACTTTAAACAGCTTACAAAACTTAGTTAACGTATCAAACAACCCAATGTTTGAAGGTATGGTAACAGAAGGCTTTGCTCGTGACCACAAATTTGTACGTAACATTTTTGGTTTCGATGTATACACTTCTAACTTCCTACCATCATTAACAGCTACAGAAGCTATCAATGCTTCAAGCTATGGCTTGACATCTGAAACTGCTGCTGTTGGTGACAAAGCAAACATCTTTATGTGTGTGGCTGACGATACATGTAAGCCAATTATGCACGCATGGAGACGTGCTCCAAAAACAGAAGGTTGGAGAGACAACGAAGAAAGAGCTGACAAGTATCAAGTTACTTCTCGCTTCGGTTTTGGTGCTCAACGTGTTGACACATTGGGTGTAATTTTAACTCATCCATCTAATTACTAAGGAGACATCACATGACTTATGAAGTAGACTCAAAGCGTGGTGTTGTTAACCACTATGGTGCTAGAACAACAGATGGAAGTAAAGGTGCTCAAACAGCATCTACAGGTATTATTAAAAGAGCCCAATGGGATTTCTCTTATGATAATCTTCCTGCTTCTGGAACTAGCAATTTACAATATGTTATTCCTGCAAACGCA